GGATATAGTTGGTTAATCGTTCAGAATAAATATTGCGCTGAATATACCGGATTGTGTAGTACAAAAGTAATCCCCATAGTAAAGAACGTATTACATTTGTTTCCGGAATTGATACAACGCCCCATTGGTTCTTTGCAATCTGCTGGATGGTTGATAATGTGCTCAATGGATCAAGGTTGAACACGAACAAAAGAGCTAGCAAAATACACATTATTACAAAAAAACGATCTCGGTCGCGCTGAGCGTCCTTCATAAGTACAACGGTGTCTTTGTAATGATCGTAAAGAATATCAAGGTGTTCCATTAAGCGTTGTTTAGAGCATTAATGATGCCGTCCTGAGTAAAACCGTTAACCCATTGTGCTCCAATGTCATAGCATTCAATAGGAGCATCATACGACGAATCTATCTTTACCACAACAATTTTGTTTCCTGCGTCGACACTTCGTTGAACTTCGAAACTTTGCCAATTATTAAAACCAATAAGTTCGTGATCAGGATGCTGTTTAGTAGATTCCGCTCCCACAATAACTAAGGTATAAGTGGCTGCGTTAATCTTTTTTGTAAGATTTGTCTTTACAACCGATACAGAATTTGTCTGGATTTCGTCAGATGAAAAATCGTTAAACACAAAATCCATATTTTTGTTTGCATCCCAAGCGTTCAAGAGGAATTTGTACAACTTGTCATTAGTGTAGTCGAAAGACACAAACACATGTTTCTTTGCCATAAATACACCTCTTTCTATGATGATTAAACAATATTATAACATTACATTAGGGCAAAGGCAAGGAGAAGCGTATGTGTGATCATATTTGGGAAGAAATAAATCGAACACATTATTTCGATTATTGGGGATATAAGGTGATTGTAATTTACTTTTCTTGTAGCAAATGCGGAAGAACTAAAAAGAGAAAATTCTGGTAGAAAAATAGTTTGACCACCTACTGTGTAGGCGGTTTTCTTTTACCCATTTTTAGAAAGGACGGTGAGCGCGTGAGCAAACTGACAGCCAAGCAGCAGGCTTGGGTAGATTATTACAAGCAGGGCAAGACGGCGGCAGAAGCGGCGCGGCTTGCCGGATACAAGGCGAGGGATGACAACGGATTTCAGTCCATTGGCAGCGAAAACCTGCGGAAACTTGCTGTTTACATTGCGGAGAGGGATAAAATCCTTGAAACGCCGCGGATTGCCGACATGGAGGAGATCAACGCCTTCTGGACGAACGTCATGCGTGACAAGGGCGAGGAAACCAAGGACCGGCTCAAGGCCTCGGAGCTGAGAGCCAAGGCGGCGGGCGCATTTGTGCAGAAAATCGAGCACTCCGGCACTCTCGAGGTGGAGAACCCGCTCGCCGGTCTGACCACCGAGGAGCTGCGGAAGCTGGCGGACGATGGTTGACCCTCGCATTCGCAGGGCGGCTCGCCTTGAGCTTGCCCGGCGTGATTTCTGGTCGTTCTGCAAGCTGATGGCGCCGGACTTCTACCGCGAGGACCGGCCGTACCTCAAGACGCTGTGTCGGCGCTTACAGGCGTTCTGTGAGAGCGACCGCAAGGTGCTGGTGGTCAATATGCCGCCGCGCCACGGCAAGAGCCGCACGGCGGTGCTGCTGAGCCAATGGCTGTTTGGGCGCAATCCGTCCGAGCAGATCATGACCGGCAGCTACAACGAAACGCTGTCCACGACGTTCGCACGGGCGGTCCGCGACGGCATTGCGGAGGAACGGTTTGACCCGAGCCGCATCGTGTTCTCGGACATTTTCCCGCAGACACGCATCAAGTACGGCGAGGCCGCTGCAGGCAAATGGGCGCTTGAGGGACAGTACGCGAGCTATCTTGCGACCTCTCCGGGCGGCACGGCGACCGGCTTCGGCGCACGCAAGCTGATTCTCGATGACCTGATCAAGAAGGCCGAGGAGGCTTTCAACGAGGGCGCACTCGACAAGCAGTGGCAGTGGTTCACGGACACGATGCTGTCCCGAACCGAAACCGGCTACAAGATCATTATCATCATGACGCGCTGGGCGACCGGCGACCTTGCAGGCCGTGCGCTGGAGCACTGGCCGGATGCGGAGCTCATCACCATGAAGGCCATGCAGGACGACGGCACGATGCTGTGCGACGCGGTTCTCACCCGTGAGGACTACGAGGACAAGGTTCGCACGATGAGCGAGGAGATCGCGTCAGCGAACTACCAGCAGCAGCCGATCGACCTGAAAGGCCGTCTGTACAGCAGCTTCAAGACCTACACGGACATTCCGCGCGATGCAAACGGCAAGCCGCTGTTCACGCATATCCGCAGCTATACCGACACGGCGGACACCGGCGCGGACTATCTGTGCAGCATCATCTACGGCGAGTATAACCACGAGGCCTATGTGCTCGACATCTACTACACCAAGGACCCGATGGAGATCACCGAGCCGGAAACCGCACGGCGGCTGCTGGCGCACGGCGTCAACCTCGCGAAGATCGAGAGCAACAACGGCGGCCGCGGCTTTGCCCGCAATGTGCAGGAGCAGCTTCGGCGGCTCGGCTCCAACCGCTGCCGTGTGGAGTGGTTCCACCAGAGCGAGAACAAGGTCGCGCGTATCCTGACGGGCTCAACGTGGGTGCAGGATCACATTTATTTTCCGGTGAACTGGCGCGACCGCTGGCCGGAGTACGCAAAAGCAATGTTACATTACCAGAAAGAGGGCAAGAACGCCCACGATGACGCTCCCGACGCGACAACCGGCGTTGCGGAGCAGTTTACCAGGAAAGGAGGGGTCAGCGTATGGTGAAAGTGAACAGCCGCACGATTCAGCGGCTTTTGCAGGGGCACGGGCAGTTCATCCGCGAGGCGGACGAGGCTCGGCGCTATTACAGCAACGTCAACCGCATCAAGCAGGACAACAGCGTTTTGCAGCGGCAGGCAGAGACCGAGCAGGCGCTTGGCAATCCGCTGCACCTCGCGGACAACCGCATTTCGCACTCGTGGCATAATCTGCTCGTGACGCAGAAGGTTTCCTACGCGCTGAGCTATCCGCCGGTGTTCGATGTGGGGAACAAGACCGCCAACGAGCGGATCGCAGAGATCCTCGGAGATCAGTATACCGCAACAGCCATGCAGCTGGGCATTGACGCGAGCAACACCTCGGTCGGCTGGCTGCACTACTGGCGCGGCACAGACGGCAGGTTCCGTTATCACACCGTAGACCCGGAACAGATCGTGCCGGTGTTCTCCGGTACGCTGGAAAGCGACCTTGTCGGCGTGCTGCGCTGCTACACCATGCTCGACCCGACAAGCGGTCAGACCGTGCAGGTGTGCGAATACTGGGACGACATGACCTGCCGGTTCTACCGCCAGAACGGCGTGTCCGGCAATTACACCTACTTCGAGTATCCGGAAGTCGGGCAGGAGCTGCGGCACGGCCTCGGCGCGGTGCCGTTCATCCCATTTTACAACAACGCCGACCGGCGGGGCGATCTTCCGCTGTACCGCGACCTGATCGACGCCTACGACAAGGTGGTTTCCGGCTTCGCCAACGACATGGAGGACGTACAGGAGGTCATCTTCGTCATCAAGAACTACGGCGGCACGGACAAGACCGAGTTTATGAGCGACCTCAAAAAGAGCAAGCTCATCAAGGTCGAGGGGGACGGCGGCGTGGACACCATCCGCGCGGAAATCCCGTTCGAAGCGCGGAACGCATTCCTCGAAAGAACGCGCCGTCAGATCTTCGTCAGCGGCATGGGTGTTGACCCGAACCCCGAGAATTTCGGCAATTCGTCCGGCGTGGCGCTCAAGTACCTGTACAGCCTGCTGGAGCTCAAGGCCGTGATGCTGGAAACGCAGTTTCGCAGCGGTTTTGCCGAGCTGGTTCGCGCCATCTGCCGTCTGGAGGGTATCGCGCAGCCCGTGCGTATTTTGCAGACATGGACACGCAACATGGTTCAGAACGACCTCGAAACCGCGCAGATCGCGCAGCAGTCGGTCGGCATTATCTCGGACAGAACGATTCTCGCAAACCATCCGTGGGTAGACGATGCCGAGAGCGAGCAGAAGCAGCTGGACAAGGAACAGCAGGCGGCAGCCGAAAAGCAGCCGCAGTTCCAGTTCCCGCCAAAGGACGGTGCAGGCGATGGCAGCAGCGGATAAGCTGAACGGCGCCTACTGGCGCAAACGTGCCATCGAGCTGGCCGAAAAGCAGAAACGGGAAGACGACGACCTGTGTCTGCGGTTCCACCGGGAGTACGAACGCATTCTGCACGAGCTGGACAAGGAAATCTCGATTTTCTATGCCCGATATGCCGCAAACGAGAGTGTCAGCATGGCCGACGCACGCAAGCTGCTGCGCGATGCCGAGCTGGAAGACTTCCGGATGTCGCTGGACGAGTTCCGCGGCAAGGCCATCGCAGGCGGCTTTGACAAGGAACTGGAGGAGGTTTATCTCCGGTCGCGTATCTCGCGCTTGCAGGCATTGCAGACACAGGTTGAGCTGCGTATGATGGAGCTGTTCGGCTCTCAGCGTGATGTGCTGCGCGACCATTTGCAGGAGCGCTACATGGACACCTACTATCGCACGGTGTACGCTGTCAGTCAGCAGATGAATGTTGCAAGCACATTCGCTCGCATTGACCCGCAGACGGTCGAGAAGATACTCGCCGTGCCGTGGCTCGGCAGTGAATTTTCGTCTCGTATCTGGGCGGACAAGGACAAACTCCTGCGTGAGCTGACGCAGACGCTTTCGCGCGGTCTGGTACGCGGCGATTCGCTCGACCGCATGACGAAAGAGTTTGCCAAGCGCATGAGCGTGTCCGAGAGCCGCGCGGCGGTGCTCATCCACACCGAGAGCGCCCATATCGCCGCGGAGGCGTCCATGAAAGGCTACCGCGAGACCGGCGTCAAGGAATACCGGTTTCTCGCGACCTTGCAGCTTAAAACCTGCTCGATCTGCGGCATGCTGGACGGCAGAGTGTTCAAGTTTTCCGAACGCGAGACCGGCGTCAACTTCCCGCCCATGCACCCGCAATGTCACTGCACATACACGGGCGTTACCGAGTTTAACATCGGCGACAAGCGCGCCGCCCGCGACCCCGTAACCGGCAAGTCCGGAACTGTTCCGAAGAACATGACGTGGGAAGAGTGGCATAAGAAGTATGTGGAGGACGATCCTGCCGGTGCGCTGGCAGATAAGAAGTACAAGAACCGGCACGGCGACAGTAAGCAGTATGACCGTTACGTTGATCGACTGGGGTCAAAAAATGTTCCGAAAACGCTTGATGCGTTCCAGACTTTGAAGTATACTGAACCTGAAAAGTGGAAGACGCTCCAGAGAGCATACCGCGATCAGCCGATTCGGGATCATATCCAGTCTGACGCGCAGCCTAAGACGATAGAGGTCGGCAAACAGGGCAAGCACATTCGTGAGCACAATAACTACATTCAGGGACGCAGCTATCTGACGATTTCTGTTGACGAGGCCCAGACGCTGGTCAATCGTCATGCGGGCACCGGCGAGTTGCTGCGTGACACTAAGAACAAGTGGAAGCATCAGGAGCTGATTCGCACCAAACAGCAGATCGGCGTTGATGTTGACCAACTGACCGGAGAAGAACGACCGACCACGGATTTCAAAATCCATTATTCTAACAAGGGCGTTCATATCGTACCGTACAAGGAGAGATAACAATGGATCTCATTCAGCACATGAAAAAGCTGCTCGGCACCGAGCACCCATATGACAAAGCGCATCGCCTCAAGGTGGAATGCACGGACGGTATTACGCTGACCGGCAAATTCGTCACCGTCGTAGGCGCACTGGACAATGAACCGGAGATTGCAGAGCTGATTATCCGGCGCGACGACAACGGCGTTCTGACCGGAATGCTGGAAACCGAAATCAAAACAGTAGAACTGATGGACTAAACCACCAAGGATTCAATCCAGGGTGGTTTTTTCATACCCATTTTTCGATGAAAGGAGCAAAAAACAATGGAATTTCTCAAAAGCCTTTTTGAAAAGGGCGCACTGACCTGGGAGCAGTTCCAGCAGGCGGCAAAGGACGCAAAGTTTGAGGTCGTCAACGCCGCCGGCGGCGCTTACGTTCCCAAGGCCGACCTGGACACCAAGGCGCAGGAGCTGACCACGGCGAATAACACCATCAAGGACCTGCGTGCCGCCGCCAAGGCGTGGGACGGCAAGGACCCGAAGAAGCTGGAGGACGACCTCAAGACCCTCCAGACAAAGTACGACACCGATACCGCGAATATTCGTCGCGATGCGGCAATCGACCTGGCGCTGACCCGTGCCCATGCACGTGATCCGCAGCTGACCCGCGCGGCGCTCTCGATGGACGACATCAAGATCGGCGCGGACGGCAAGATCACCGGCCTTGACGCGCAGGTCGAAAGTCTGAAAAAGGACAAGGCATGGCTGTTCGAGGAGGATGGCGCAGGTCAGTCCGGCAAGCGGGGCGGCAAGGGCGGAAACCCGAACGGCGGTCAGGGCGGCGGCTACAATCCACAGTCCGGCGGCAACCCGAACACGGTAAACGACCTCGGTTCCGCTCTCGCAGAAGTATACAACACCAACGGCTAACAGAAAGAAGGAATGAAAATGCCTATCACTCTCGCACAGGCAAAGGTCGGCATGGCAAACCATGTGGACCAGCAGGTTATTGATCAGTTCCGCCGCGGCTCCATGCTGCTCGAGGCACTGACCTTTGACAACTCGGTATCTCCGGGCACCGGCGGCTCTACGCTGACCTATGGCTACACTCAGCTCAAGACCCCGGCAGGCGCGGACTTCCGTGACATCAACACCGACTACACCGAAACCGTAGCCGACCGCGAAACCAAGTCGGTTGACCTCAAGATCTTCGGCGGTACGTTCAAGATCGACCGTGTTCTGGCGAATACCGCGAACGGCCAGATCAACGAGGTTCAGTTCCAGCTCGAGGAGCACATCAAGGCGACCACCAACCTGTTCCACTACACCGCCATCAACGGCGACAAGGGCACCAAGGGCTTTGACGGTCTGGACACGCTGCTTGTCGGCACTTCCACCGAGATCAACGCCGATGCATCCAAGGCGATCGACCTGTCCACCTCGGCGGCGATCGACACCAACTACAAGACCGTGCTCGATATGCTCGACGAGTTCCTGTCCGAGCTGGACGGCGTGCCGACCATGCTCATCGGCAATGCGGCGCTGCTGACCAAGATCCGCTCCTGCGCCCGCCGTGCCGGTTATCTGACCCACTCCGAGGACGCTTTCGGCCGTCAGATGAGCGGTTACAACGGCATTCCGTTCATGGATATGCAGTATTACTACGACACATCCGAGAAGAAGGAAAAGCCGGTCGTGCCGATCACGTCGCGCGAGTACGGCGCGTCCTCGTCCAAGACCACGGTTACCGGTCTGACCGACCTGTATGCTGTCCGTCTGGGTCTGGACGGCTTCCACGCCGTATCTCCGATGGGCGGCAAGGTGATTTCGACCACGCTGCCGGATTTCAGCACCGCAGGCCCGGTCAAGGCGGGCGATGTGGAAATGGTAGCGGCTACCGTGCTCAAGAAGTCCCGCGCGGCTGGCGTGCTGCGTAACTTCAAGGTAAAGTGAGGGAAGCGCTATGTACAAGATCAAGGCACCGAGCGAGGAGTACGACCGCAAGATCGGCGGCGTGCAGTTCGTGAATGGTGAGGCGCAGACGGATAACGAGTGGCTTGCAAGCTGGTTCTCTGGCCGTACAGGCTTTACCGTAGAAACCGTGACCGCCGAGGAGGAAGCCGAGCCGACCGAGGACAAACCGAGGGGGAAGCGCAGAAATGACAAGGGAAACGCTGATGCTGCGGGCGCAAAGCCTGCTGCCGAACCTGCCGCAGGAAACGCTTGAGTTCGCGTGTGCGCTGGTGCTCGAGCAGATCTGCAACTACTGCAATCTGACCGAAGCGCCGGACGGCCTGACGAACACCGCAGCGCTTATGGTGCGCGGTCTGGTAAACAGCGTACAGCTCCAGAACGAGAATATGCAGCCCGCCGCAAAGGGCGTGTCCAGAGGGGATACGTCCTTTTCCTTTGCAACCGCAGCGGAACAGCTGGCGGCGCTGGCAAGTTCGGGTGACTTCCTCACCGACTACAAGGCACAGCTGAACGCCTACCGAAAGATGAGGTGGTAGTATGCTCGGTAATCCGGAGCTGGAGCGTGCGCTGCTCGAGCAAACCTATGACGGCGTGATGACCGTCACCGGCACAAGCAAACAGGAAGTGGGCGGCGAAACCGTTGTTACACCGGACGCGGTGCTGCACGAGAATATCCCGTGTGCGCTGTCGTTTTCGGGCACACCGGACAGCAAAACGGACGCGAACAGCAGTCAGATCAGCTATCAGGCGACGATCTACTGTGCGCCGGAGCTGACGATTCCGGCAGGCTGCCGCATTGCGGTTCAGCAGTACGGCACGACCTATCGGCTGAAATACAGCGGCGAAAGCGCGGTCTATCCGACGCATCAGCAGCTTTCTGCCGTCCGAGAGGAGCGAGCGTAATGGCTTCTTGGGGAAACTGTGATTTTCATGAGCTGCGCGACTTAAACGAACGCATTAAGGCCGCCGCCAGCGAACCGGAGATGGACGCTTTCTACACCGGGCTGCTCGATGAGATGATGAACGGTCTGCTGACCGACGTCAAGGAGCTGACACCGGTTGACCGCGGTCATCTGCGGCGCAACTGGTTCATCACCAAGGCGAAGCGCAGCGGCAAGGTGTACCACGCGGATATTTATAACAACATTGAGTACGCGCCGTATGTGGAGAACGGCCACCGGCAGGAGGTCGGACGGTACGTTCCGGCCATCGGTAAACGTCTGGTTCGCAGTTTCGTTGAAGGAAAGCATATGCTGCGCGAGGGTCTGTTTGATCTCCAGAAAGAAGCGTCGGACTTTATCAGGACCAAAAGCGAGGAATTTCTCAGCCGCATGATGGAGGGCAAATGATTAACGTAGTACAGGAAATCGTCGATAAGCTGCGCACGGTCTATCCATCGGCGCAGTACGACATCTACACCGAACGTATCGAGCAGGGCTTCTCTGCGCCGTGCTTCTCCATTCGGCAGCTTCGTGCGGACGTCACGCCGTACCCGTCCGGCCTGCATGAGATCGTGCAGCACATGGACGTGCGGTTCTTCCCGTCGGACGGCCGTCCGCAGGAGCAGTGCCGGGAAGTTGCACAGACGCTCACGCTGCTGCTGCGGCGCACGGAAAGCCTGCGCGGGAGCAATCTCTCGTGGGAAATTACAGACAAGGTGCTGCATTTCTTCGTGGACTACCGGCAGTTTGTCCGGGAAATCCCGGAAGATATTCCGATGGAGAATTTGCAGACCACCGTAGGAACGGAGAACGAAAATGGCAGTTAAACGCAAAACCGAGGCAGGAGCACCGGCGTTCACCGGCGCACAGCTCCTGACCTTCGACAGATACCGCGAGCGGCGCGACCTGTTGGGTGTGCTGCTCGACAAGGATCAGCGCTACACCTTTTCCGAGGTGGACGCGCTCATTGACAACTTTATGAAAGGTAAGGTGAATTAAATGGCTTTAGGCGGCGGTATGTATACCGTACAGAACAAGGTTCTGCCCGGTGCGTACATCAACTTTGTGTCGGCGGCGCGTGCGTCTGCGACCCTGGGCGACCGCGGCACGGCGGCTTTCCCGCTGTCCCTCGACTGGGGACCGGAGAACGAGGTTGTGACCATCGAGAACAGCGAGTTCCAGAAGGGCTCACTTGCGCTGACCGGCTATGCCTACACGGCGGACGAGCTGCGTCCGCTGCGCGAGATCTTCGCAAACGCCAAGACGCTGCACCTGTTCCGCCTGAACAGCGGCGGTGCAAAGGCAGCCTGCAAGTACGCGGAGGCGAAGTATCCGGGCAAGATCGGCAACGAACTGAAGATCGTGATTCAGCAGAACGAGGGCTTCACGGTATCGACGAACGAGGTCTACGATGTTTCGACCTATATCGGCACGACCCTTGTGGACACGCAGAAGGCAGTTAAGGCAGTTTCCGACCTTTCCGACAACGACTATCTGCACTGGAAGGGCAGCGAGGCATTGACCGAGAACGCAGGCCTGCTGCTCACCGGCGGCACGACCGGCGCGGTGCAGGATGCAGCTTACCAGACGTTCCTCGACAAGATCGAGCCGTACAGCTTCAACGCGGTCGGCTGCGACACGAAGAACAGCACGGTCAAGGGTCTGTTCGCCAACTGGACGCGCCGCCTGCGTGATGAGCAGGGCGTGAAGTTTCAGTGCGTGCTGCATGGCTACCCTGCGGCAGACTATGAGGGCGTGATTTCCGTCAAGAACGGACTGGTCGGTGCATCTGATGATACCTCGGCTGTCTACTGGACGACCGGCGCGGAATCTGCGTGCGCGGTCAACCGTTCGATGACCAACTCGACCTACACCGGCGAGTACGACATCGACACGAACTACACCCAGACCCAGCTTGAAAAGGCGATCAAGGCGGGTGAGTTCACGTTCCACCGTGTCGGTGACCAGACCCGCGTGCTGACCGACATCAACACGTTCGTGTCCGTCACGGACGAAAAGAGCGCGGATTTCTCGTCCAATCAGGTCATGCGCGTGCTCGACCAGATTGCGAATGACATTGCCTCGCTGTTCAACTCGAAGTACCTCGGCAAGGTGCAGAACGACGCCTCCGGCCGCGTGAGCCTGTGGAGCGACATTGTAGCGCATCACACTCAGCTCCAGACCATCCGCGCCATTGAGAACTTTGACAGCAGCAGCGTCACCGTGTCGCAGGGCGACATGAAGAAGTCTGTTGCGGTCGAGGACCATGTACAGCCGGTTTCCGCGATGGAGCAGCTCTACATGAAGGTAATCGTTGAATAAAGGAGGGAAAAGTCATGCTGAACGCTCCTGTTATGGAAGCAAATGATGCGGTATCCGGTTCGATGGCCGAGTGCTACGTCACCATTGACGGCAACCGCTACAATATGATGCAGCTGTACAGCTTTGAGTCGTCCGCGAAGGTCAATTCGCAGGACGTGAAAATCCTCGGCCGTACCGGCATCGGTAAGAAGCCGACCGGCTGGTCCGGTTCGTGGAAGGGCACGGCGCACTTTAACCAGAGCGTGTTTCGCCGCTGGTTCCTGACCTACTGCAAGACCGGCAGGATGACGCCGTTTGAGATTCAGGTGTCCAACGAGGACCCGTCCTCGTCCGCCGGCCGTCAGACCATCACGCACACCGGCTGCCTGATCGACAGCTCGATTCTGGCGAAGTTCGACGCAGGCGACAGTCTGCTTGACGAGGAGCTTTCCGGTACGTTCGACGGCTGGGATATGCCCGAGGAGTTTACCGAACTGTCCGGTATGGAATAAGGAGGAATTTGTACAATGGGTAATCTTACCGCATTTCTGGCGCAGAACGCCAAGCAGGTTGAAAACGTGAAGCTGGTCGTATCCGACCGCTTCACCGATGAGGACGGCAAGCCGCTCGAGTGGGAGGTGCGCTGCATTTCCTCGCGCGAGGACGAAACGCTGCGCCGTGACTGCCAGTACCGCGTACAGGTGCCGGGCAAGCGCGGCAGCTTCCGTCAGGAATTCGACAACGTGCTGTACCTTGCCAAGCTGGCAGCCGCCTGCACGGTTTATCCGAACCTCAACGACGCAGAACTGCAGGACAGCTACGGCGTGAAATGCGCCGAGGAGCTGATCTCGGCCATGCTGACGCCGGGTGAGTATACGAACTACACGGAAAAGCTGTTCGACATCTGCGGCTTTGGTGATGCTCCTGATCTGGTGGAACAGGCAAAAAACTGATTCGGGACGGTGAGGGCTCTGATGATTATGAAGCGTATGCAGCGCATTACTGCTTGCAAAAGCTCCATATCCTGCCGTCCGAATATTTAAGTCTGCCAAAGGAAGAACGGGCATTTATCTGGGCGTCCTGTGTCGTGTACAACGAGGACGAAAAGGCCGCTCTGGATAAAGCAAAACGAGGGAGGTGAGTTCTATGGCACTGTCCAACACCGTCCAGCTGCGCGACGGCATGAGTAATGTACTCAGCCGTATCGCGTCCAACCTGAGTGCGGTCAACGACCGGTTTGAGCGTATGCAAAGCCTGACCGAACAGGCCGCCCCGACCGGTCTGTATTCACAATTTAACAGCGAATTGACGGGTGTGCGTGAAGAACTCACCCGAACCGTGAGCGAAGTCGAGGAGCTGCGGAGCAGCATGACCTCGGCGCAGCCGCCGGCAGAGAACCTGACGGCCTCACTTAAAAAGTTGGGCACCGCGTTCCTCGGCTCCAAGCTGGTGAGCGGTATCGTGAGTATGTCGGACGAAATGACGCAGACCACGGCGCGTCTGAACCTGATGAACGACGGTCTGCAAAGCACCGCCGACCTGCAGGAGCTGATCTATCAGTCGGCTATGCGTTCCCGCGGCGCGTACAACGCCACGGCGGATGCGGTCGCGAAGATGGGTCTGCTTGCCGGCGACGCATTCAGCAGCAATCAGGAAACGATCGCGTTTGTCGAGCAGCTGAACAAGCAGTTCAAGATCGCCGGCACCTCAGCGGAGGGTCAGGCTGCCGCCATGCTGCAGATCACGCAGGCGATGGGCTCCGGCGTGCTGCGCGGTGAGGAGCTGAACTCGGTATTCGAGCAGGCACCGACTATCATTCAGTCGATTGCGGATTACCTCGGCGTGTCGGTCGGTGAAATCCGCAGCATGGCGCAGGAGGGCGAGCTGACGGCGAGCGTCGTCAAGTCCGCGCTGCTGTCCTCGGCAGAGGAAACCAACCAGAAATTCAACGAGATTCCGCTCACCTGGTCGGACGTCTGGACGCAGGCCAGCAATATGGCGATCATGGCCTTGCAGCCGCTGCTCGAAGCCATCAACTGGGTGGCGAACAATATTGAGGTCATCGGCCCGCTGGTGCTTGCGGCTGCGGCAGCCTTTGCGCTGTTTGCGGTGGCCGCCAACTGGACGAAGATCTGTGCTGCGGCTACGAAGGCGCTGACAGCCGCGCAGAAGATGCTCAATGCCGTGATGTCGCTCAACCCGATCGTGCTGATTATCGGCTCGATCATCATTCTGATCGGCGTTATCGCCGCGTACATCAACTACACGAACCGGGCGAAGAACGAAACGACGAGCGCCGTCGGCGTGATCTGCGGTCTGTTTGCGATGGCGGGCGCGTTTGTCTACAATATGTTCTATCTGCCGGTCTACAACGTCATTGCCGACCTTATCAACTTCCTCGGCAACGTGTTTCAGCACCCGATTGCGTCGATCGAGATTTTGTTTTTGCAGCTCAGTCAGTATGTTGTCGGCGTCATCCGCGGTATGGTGAGGACGATCGAGAAGCTCATCAATCTTATTCCGGGCGTGAAGATCAACATCACCAGCGGTCTGGATACATTCTACGACAGCTACACCGACAGCATCCAGAAGATCAAGGATCAGTCCGGGTGGACGGAGTACGTTAAGCACAAGGAGAAGATCGAGTATTCGACGGCTTACGCAAACGGCTACAACTGGGGTGCAAACCTTCAGAACAGCATCTCCGAAAAGCTGGGTCTTGACCTGCCGGACGATCCGGCAACGGGCCTGCTGTCCAACATCGCGGACAACACCGCACAGATTGCGGACGATGTGAGCGTATCCTCGGACGACATCAAGCTGCTGCGCGATATTGCCGAGCGGCAGGTCATCAACAAGTACACCACCGCCGAGATCAAGGTGGAAATGGTCAACCACAACAACATCTCGAACGAGATGGATCTGGACGGCGTAGTCAATCTGCTGGAAGCCAAGGTCACCGAGGCGCTTGTCACCAGTGCGGAAGGAGTGCACATCTAAATATGTACGAGTTTTACATGGACGGTGTGCGTCTTCCGGTCACGCCGAGTGCGCTGACCATCAAGATCAGCAACCAGAACAAGACCATCAACCTCATCAACGAGGGTCAGCGCAACATCATCAAGACACCCGGATTGAGCAAGTACAGCTTCAACGCGCTCCTGCCGAACAGGGAATACCCGTTTGCCTGTTACCCGAACGGCTACCAGCCGGCACAGTATTATATGTCACTGTTGGAAAAGCTCAAGCGCGAGTGCAAGCCGTTTGAGTTTTTGGTTATCCGCACGGATGACGCAGGCAATCTGCTGATGACGAACGACCCGGACAAGCCACTTATGGTATCGTTGGAAAGCTACGAACTGAGCGAGGATGCCGGTAGCTACGGCGTTGACGTGATGGCGAAAATCGAACTGCTGACTTATGTGGATGTCAAGACCAAGCTGATCGAGTTTAAGAAAAGCGAGAGCAGCAGCAGCGGCACCAAGAAAGCGACCGTCACGCAGAAGCGCGACACTACGACTGCACCGGCCGGTAAGACGTACACCGTCAAATCCGGTGATACGCTGTGGGACATTGCCCGGGTGAAGCTGGGGAACGGTACTAAGTGGCAGTCTATCTATAATCTGAACAAGGCTGCCATTGAGGCCGCCGCCAAGAAGTACGGCAGATCGAGCAGCAGTAACGGCTGGTGGATTTATCCCGGAACCGTGCTCAAGCTGCCGGGTTAAGGAGGGGAGAACATGGGTAAATATGTTTGGCCGTGTCCGTCCTACTCGCGCATTTCGAGCGGTTACGGAAACCGCGTACACCCAATTTACGGAACTGTCAAGTTTCATGATGGTGTTGACTTGGCAGCGGCATCGGGCGTGCCGATTCTCGCTTTTGGGTCGGGCACGGTAACGGTATCCGGTTTGAACGGAGGTTATGGTAACTACATCAGTATTAACCATGGCGGCGGTCTGATGAGTTTCTACGGACATTGTTCGAAACTGTATGTTTCCAAGGGCGCAAAAGTCACCGCCGGTCAGAAAATCGCGGCCGTTGGTACAACTGGCAACTCGACCGGCTGTCACCTGCATTTTGGTATGCACTTGAACGGTTCGTCGGTCAATCCGCTGAACTATGTATCGTCGAAGGACACAGTATCTAACTATTCCGGCGCGAAGTCGGGCGGCACGGCAACGAACACTGTAAAGGCGTTGTTCACGGCATACTATCCGGCGAATAATGCAATGGAGGGCGGTTTCCTTGATGCGCTCGGCAACAGGTTAGACCCAAGCAAGCACACCTGCGCTGCACCGCCGTCTGTACCGTTCGGGACGAAAATCACCGTGCAGGGTACAGGTACAGCGCTTGACGGCGTGACCTACACCGTCAATGACCGCGGCGGCATGATTCAAATCGAAAACGGCGTGTACCACTTCGACCTCTTGATGTCCTCGAACGCCGAATGTAACAACTGGGGCAGGCGAAAAGGTACCGCCATCATCGGCGGTTCTGGTTCTTCAAGTTCGTCCGGTTCATCCGGTTCGAGTACCGAGAAGAAAAAGAAGGATATCACGACCGTTGTTGTTAAGTCTGTCACAGGTGCAGCAGGTACGCGCAAGGAAATCCTGCGGGATGTGCCGTCCTGCCAGATGCCGGGCGCCGAGCTGATCATCCAGAACAAAAACGGTCAGCTTCAGCAGCCGATGATCGAGGGCGACATCGTGTGGGAAACCACCCGCAGTGGCGCGGCGTCCTCGCTGACGTTTACGGTGGTCAAGGACGATACCCTCAACTTTCATGAGGGCAATCCGGTGTCGTTCCGGTTCGATGGCTCCAATGTCTTTTACGGCTACGTCTTTAAGAAGTCGCGTTCGGATAACCGGCTGATTAAGGTCACGGCCTACGACCAGCTGCGGTACTTCAAGAACAAGGACACGATTTCGTACACGAACAAGACCTACGCCGATGTGCTGAAAATGCTGGCTGCGGACTACGGCCTCAAGGTTGGTACCGTGACCGATACCAAGTACAAAATCTCGCAGAGGATTGAGGAGGGCACGCTCTTTGACATGTTAGGTAACGCCAGTGACCTGACCATCATCAACACCGGTAAGGTGTACGTCTTGTATGACGATTTCGGCAAGTTGTGCCTCAAACCCTACGAGAGCCTGCTCCTGCCGCTCTACATCGACGAGGACACCGCCCAGGGATACAGCTACACCTCGTCCATCGACAGTGATGTGTACAACCGCATCAAGCTGGCATGGGATAATGACGAAACAGGCGTGCGTGAGGTTCATGTGATGAACAATACCGCCAGCCAGAGCAAATGGGGCACGCTCCAGTATTACGAAAAGCTGGACAACGCCCTCAACACCGCCGATTTGCAGACCAAGGCCAAGGCGCTGATGAAATACTACAACGTTATTCACCGCGAACTGACCATGCAGAAGGTTTTCGGTGATGTTCGAGCGCGTGCCGGTACTTCGGTCTGCGTCGGCATGGGCCTGGGTGACATCAATATCAAGAACTATATGTGCGTGGAGAAGGCTAAGCACACGTTCAGCAATGGCCTGTACACGATGGACCTGTATTTGAGCGGAATCCGAGGTGAGTTTAGTGCCTGATATGTTTACCGCTATGAAACAGATTGCAGAAAACGTCTTTGAAGCAAGGCGGCCTGCTGACTGGTGTTACGGAAAGGTCATCTCGCTTGACCCGTTTCAGGTGCAGATTGACCAGAAACTGCCGCTCAAAAAAGAGTTTCTGGCCGTCCGTACTGGCATGAGCGCGTCCTCGTTTAAGGTAGGGGACAAGCTCATTCTGCTAAGGAAACAGGGCGGTCAGGAATATCTCATTTTAGACAAGAAAGGGGCGCTGTAATGCTGCCGACAGAGTATAATGACGATCTCGTGCAGGATTTCGAGATTGAAACACAGCCTACGCGCACCTATGCGCTGCGGTTTGACGGTTACCCGTGTTCCGGCGGCAAGCTGGACGGACTGGAAGCCATGAAGCAGGCCATCTTCCTGATTCTTCAGACCGAACGGTTTCAGTACGCGATTTACAGCTGGAATTACGGTATCGAGCTGAACGCCCTGCTCGGTCAGACCATGACGCCGTATCTGCAGGCCAAGGTTGCCAAGGCGATTGAAGATGCGCTCATGGCGGATGATCGTGTGCTCTCGGTTGAGCAGTTCTCGTTCACCAAGGGCAAGCGCAGCCTGCTTGTGAAATTTACCGTAACCACGACCGAGGGCGACGTGGAAAGCGAATTTGAGTTTGGAGGTGAGGCGGCATGATCGGAAAGTATTCCGATGAAATGACGTTTGACTACATTATGAACCGTATGCTGGAATCCGTGCCGGATACGGTGGACAAGCGAGAGGGCAGTATCATCTATGACGCGCTTGCACCGGCGGCCGCAGAACTTGCAAAGGCGTACATGGAACTTGATGTTGTCATGGACGAAACCTTTGTTGATACGGCGTCGCTCCAGTACCTTATGCTGCGCTGCAAAGAGCGCGGCGTAGCTATTCAAGGCGAAACGGCGGCTGTTATCGAGGGCGTGTTCACGCCGTCCAACATCGAACTGTCTGCCGGTCTGCGGTTCAACTGTGATGAAGTCAACTATGTGGTTACCGAGAAAATCTCGGCGGGTCACTATAAGCTGGAGGCGGAAACGCTCGGCACGGTCGGCAACAAGTACACCGGCCTGCTACTGCCGATCCAGACGGTGAACGGTCTGGAAACCGCTCAGATTGCGGCGGTGCTCATTCCGGCCGAGGACGGCGACACGACCGACACGCTGCGCGAGAAGTATTACGCCAGCATTGACGGTGAGGCGTTCGGCGGCAATGTCGCAGACTATAAGGAAAAAGTCAACGCGATTACAGGCGTTGGCGGTGTAAAAGTTTACCCAGTGTGGGCAGGTGGCGGTACGGTCAAGCTGACCATCATTGCATCCGACTTCACCGCGCCGAGCAGCGAACTGATTTCCAAGGTGCAGTCCGCCATCGACCCTGAGCAGAACCACGGTGAAGGCATGGGTCTGGCTCCAATCGGGCACACCGTAACTGTCACCGGTGCGAGGTATGCCGACATTGCTATCACAACCAATATCACCTTTGCGACCGGCTGGGCGTGGTCGAGCGCACAGTCGCAAGTGGAGAGCGCGGTCAAGATGTACTTTGCCGAGCTTGCGAAGGTCTGGGCGGACAGTGCGACGACCGTTGTCCGTATCTCGCAGATTGAGACGCATCTGCTTGCACTCGACTGCGTGGTGGACGTGGAGGACACGACCATCAACGGCAGTGTGAAGAACATCGAGCTGGCAGCGGACGAAATTCCACGCCTCGGCAGTATCGGAGGTGCGTAATGCGTAAGAAATTGCAGGACTACTTGCCGCCGGTGCTACTCAAAACCTATGAGTTCCCGTTGTTGTGCAAGACGGAACAGCCGGAATTTGACCGGCTGAACGCCGCTGCCACTGCGGTTCTGGATGCACAGTTTGTCACTACGGCAGGAGAACGCGGTATCGCTCGGTATGAGAAAATCTTCAAGATTACGCCGATGGACACGGACACGCTGGCCGAGCGCCGGTTTAAGGTGCTCGCCAAGATCAATGCGCAGCTGCCGTTCTCGGTGCGCCGCCTGCGGCAGCAGCTTGAAACGCTCTGCGGTGCGGACGGCTACAAGCTGGAACTGGACGGCGGCAAATACACGCTAACCGTTAAGGTGGCGCTGACTGCAAAGCGCAATCAGCAGGCGGTCGAAGAACTGCTTGCGGACATTGTACCTGCGAACATGGTCTGCACAACGTCGTTGCTGTACAACCAACACGCAGACTTGACCCGCTTTACACATGCACAGCTTGCCTTGCTTACGCATTTTGAAATTAGAGAGGAAGTGTTGCCGGATGGCGAGTAAAACGACAAACTACGGACTGAATAAGCACAGTCCGCAGGATTTCTACAATGTAGAAGCCAGAAATGAGAACTGGGATAAGATTGACGCAGAACTGAAGAATAACGTTGATGCTGCTAATGCCCGCGTAAAGACCGCTGAACTTGCAGCAGAAGTGAAAAAGGTTGTCAAGGACGGAAGTCTGACCGCCGCTGACCTTGGTGCGGAAAAAGCAGGAGCGGCAGCAGCGCTTGAAAAGAAAGTAGACGCTCTGGGTGCCGGTGACGTTGGTGCTGACCCGACCGGCGCGGCTGCAAGCGCGGTATCCGCGCATAACAAGAGCGCAAGCGCTCACAGTGCGCTGTTTGCAAAGAAGCAGGACGTGCTGAAAGGCCAAAAAGGCAAGTACCTCGGATTTAATGAGGACAATGTAGCTGGTGAAGTCGATGCACCTATGTCCGGCGGCTCTCATATTACTATGACCTTTGCGGCTGACTTTAAGGGTTGCGAATGGACGCTGACCGGCGGTGACGAGACGTATACCGGCACTGTCGATGAGAGCCTGACGGCGGTTGTCAGTGTTCTCGGTATCAACACCATCTACACGCTGTCGTGCGGACTTGATGGTGAGACGTACAGTGCCGAAGTGCAGACCGGATACTATTACACATCGCTGACGCTTGAACTCGAAAAGTTTTTGGCTACTATTACTGTAACTGTTGACAGCGGTTCTGTCGTGACAGCAACGCTTGGTTACACGGTTTTAACAAAGACAAGCACCGGTACTGTTGTATTTAAGGTGTGTAAGCCAGGCACATGGACAATTAAAGCAACATTGGGCGAACAGGCTACCGAGGATGCAGAGATAACAATCAGCACGAACGGTGAGAGTAAGGCGCTGACACTGAGTTACGCTAATGTGTTCGGCGTTTGCTGGGATACGTCCAACAGCAGTACGGCGTTGACGCGCTTAACTCCGAGCACTGACCCTTACGGATTGGTTACGCGGTCTGTGACAACTGAGCCTGTTCCGGCGGAGGGTAGTGGTTCTGGCAGCAGCCCGTTTGATGCGTATGCACCGTGGAGCGGTATGAAAGAATGTAACCTTAATGCGTCTGGTAAGGTGACGGCGTGGAAGGGTGATAGTGGTTTTGCACGGTCGAATAACTACACTATGGTATTTATTCCTGTGTTTTATGTGGCTCAGAAGCGCAGTGGTACGAAGCAGTATTTCTACGTTTCGGACAAACCGAAAACTGGCATGACGAAACATCCGGGCAGTGGTAAGTATGTCGGCAGATATCACATGAACGACGGTGGTGATGGGTACAGTAAGACTGGCGTTCCTCCGTATGTAGACATGACCCGCGCATCGGTGCGCAACACAGCTAATTCGAAAGGCTCGAAATTTCATCTGTATGATTTCGCAACTTACTGCGCAATCATCTTTCTGTATATTGTGGAATTCGCTGATTGGAACTCTCAGAGCAAAATTGGACAAGGCGTTGTTAGCGAAGACTATACGCAAAGCTCTGGTGGTACTGATGTAATGAATTACCATACCGGCAATGTCCAAGGATACAGGAATGGAATAACGTATGTCCAGTACCGCTGGATTGAAAACCTCTGGGGCAACGTGTGCCAGTGGGTAGACGGCTTTAATGTCAATAGTACAACGGCTTACTACTGCACTGACCCGAGCAAGTACGCGGACGATACCGCAACCGGCTACACCAATATTGGTACACTGCCCGCAGACGGCTGGATTAAGGACTTGACCGTTACCGATACCGGTTTACTGATTCCCAAAACCACCGGTGGCTCGGAAACAACGTACATTCCGGATTGTATGTGGTCGTACTCCGGTGGTTGGCGCATGTTGTATGTTGGTGGCTACTGGAACAAAGGCATGAGTGCAGGTCTGTTGTACTTCGAAGCGACAACCACTTCATCGAATTCGGGCACGAACGTTTCCACGCGCCTGATGTGCGAACCCTGAAAGGAGTGACATAAATGGTAGTGCACGGCGACAACAAGCCGGAGAAAATCACGGCGAACAGTATGCCGAACAAGCCCGGACGGGCATGGGTACGTATCTGCCTGAACGCCCGGCAGGACGAGCGCGGCTGGGAGTATGACGAGTATGTCACCGAGGTTGCAGATGGATCGGACTTGCAGGCGCGTGTGAATGAGCAGAACGACGCACTGCTTTTACAGGCCGTCGGCGAGGAATACGGCACGCTGCTGACCTCAGTTGATGATCTGCGTGAGCAGCGTATCGCAGACAGCAAGACTGACCTCGCTGCATGGCTGTCCGAAAATCCACTGACATGGACGGATGGTAAGAAGTATGCTGTAACGTCGGAAAAGCAGGCACAGCTTACATCGGCGCTGGCGGTGCAGCAGGTTGCGCAGTCTTCGGGCGTGGAACGTGAGCTGCGTTGGAACTCGACCGGCGATGAGTGTACGGTCTGGCAGTATGCCGATCTGTGTGCGCTGGCACTGGCGATTGCAGCCTATGTCGAGCCGCGAGTGAGCATTCAGCAGGCAGCAGAGGTGGATCTCCGCAATGCCGCGACGGCAGAGGAGGTCTTGAGTGTTGCGTGGAATTACGCCTAAGTCTGTGCTTGAGCACCTGCTGTTCGCGGTGATCGGCGGCTGGCTGTACATGGCGATTGAGGTCATGTGGCGAGGCTACACGCACTGGTCGATGGGCGTTCTCGGTGGCGTGTGCTTTGTGGCAGTTGGCTTGCTGAATGAGATCCAGCAGCGACCGCCTCTTGTCTTACAAATGGCACAGGGCGCAGTGATCTGTACCGTGCTGGAGCTGCTGGCAGGTCTGGTGCTGAACGTCTGGCTCGGTCTTGACGTGTGGGACTACTCCGGCGTACCCGGCAATTTCATGGGGCAGGTGTGCCCGCAGTTTACGCTGGCGTGGGCCGCGCTGTCGGCGGTGGCTGTCTGGGTTGAGGACCGATTGCACAAAATCTTCGACTAATCGACAAAAATAGCAGGAATTTTCACACTTGCGATAGGGCAATCGCCCAGAAAGGACAACATTATGCATCCCAGCAACATCTACATCAAGCACTGGCGCAGCGTACAGTACGAATATAATCGCGTTATCGCGTAAGAAAGTAGGTAAAACCATGGATAAAGTAAACGATTTTAAGCTGGCCGTGACGGCAGTTGTCGCGCTGCTGACCTCACTCTGGGGCTGGTTCGGCTGGCTTGTAGTGCTGTTTGTGGGCTGCATGGCGGTGGATTATCTCACCGGCACCGCAGCAGCAATGCACCGCGGCGAGTGGTCGAGCAAGTCGGCACGAGACGGCATCTTTCACAAGATCGGCTCAGTTATTGTAGTAATGGTGGCCGGTGCGGCTGATCTGCTCATCGGCGCCATGCTCGGGCACCTGCCGGGCGTCGTGCTGCCGTTTGAGTATACGACACTGCTGTGCCCGCTGGTGGTCGTATGGTACACGCTCACGGAGTTGGGCTCGATCGTCGAAAACGCAGTTAGCCTGGGCGCACCCGTGCCGCAGTGGCTCAAGAAGATGCTGTCCGCAGCAAAGGACGCAGTGGATAAGTTAGGGGAGGAGAACGATTGATGAACATTCCGTTTGTGCCGGCTGATCCGAGCAACTACTACCCCGGCCGCGGCGGCAATTCGATCAAGTACATCGTTATGCACTATACCGCCAACGACGGCGATACCGACGAGGGCAACGCGCACTATTTTCAGGGCGCAGGCCGACGGGCAAGTGCACACTATTTTGTCGATGAGGACAGCGTTACGCAGTCCGTCCGCGACAACGATGCAGCATGGCACTGCGGCGGCGCTCTCGAGAGTTCGCATCACCCGTTACGCGGCATTTGTATGAACCGTAATTCGTTGGGTGTGGAAATGTGCAGCGACATCGTAGGTGGCAAGTACACCATCACGCCGCAGACGGTAGACCGTGCCGTCGAGCTGGTCAAGTATCTCATGGCGAAGTACGGCATTGACGTAGATCACGTCGTGCGGCACTATGATGTCACCGGCAAACTGTGCCCCGAGCCGTGGGTACGCGACGAAAGTCTGTGGCGTAAGTTCAAGGCACGGCTGACCGCGCCGGTTGAACCCGAACCGAAGAAGGAGGACGACGAAGTGGTAGAAAAGAAAAAGGTCCTGCTCAACGGCAAGACCTACGAGTGCGATGTCATTGCAAAGGACGCCACTAACTATATCAAGATGAGATCGCTCCAGCAGGCAGGCTTTATGATCGGGTATGACGCTGTTCGCAAGGTTCCGAGCATCACCGCACCGCAGTGCCGTGCCTTTGTGCCGGATGGCGACGAGACCGTGCAGCAGGCAGTCGATATGCTGCAGGAGAGCGCCGGTCTGGAATCTAAGACCATTGATTACTTGCTCCGCTATCAGTGGGGTGAGGATTTGGTCAAGAAGTTGGCGAAGGCTGTGAAGTAAAATAGAACCCCTCAGTATTCTATTGGAACACTGAGGGGGTGCACTATTTACGACTTTTGAGAGCAGCTGCGATTGAATGCACGCGTGCCGTACATCAGTTTATAATATCTATTGTTTAGTTCATGACTAATGTCATATACAAGGTTGTTTCGTATATCGGTGATAAAGAGATGTTC